AACTCCCCCATCTTCATCGTCAACATAGTTAAAATAAGGAGCAGAGTTTTTTTTATTTAAATAAATTTTATCTTTTGAGACGTAAGTTACTGTTGTATTTTCTGTAAGAAGGGCAAAACCAGATTGATTTGCTAAACTGCGGCACAGCTGCCAATCACTTTGACCTGATTGAGAAATTTGAGCGCGTATTCTAGGATCTCTTTGAACAACGGCTGCCATACTATGTTTCTTTGCAATCTTAGAAACAACTTGATCAGACGTTACATTTTTATACACTTTTTGATCGGTGTTTTTTAATACCCAAGAAGCACCTACACACACAATGTCGGTATTACCACCAGATACGCTAAGGTCTTGACTTATGTGGTGAATATATCCATACCAAGTAGACTTAAGTTTACCTGATCTATAGGTAAATATAATTGGGTCGCCTGATAGTAAGCTTTGTTTTTTATTTAAAGGCTTACCTTTGTAGTGCAGCACTAAACGATTGTGTTCGTTTGGGGCTTGATAGAGTTCAGCACCAATTAAAAGAAGTTCCATATCAGAAGCTTTTGGGAAAGAAGCTTCAAAAGAAGAATCAAAAGCATCAGAGCTCCAGGTAATTGGTCCTTGTATTGAATCGTTAATTGCCATATGGAACCCTTAATATAGTCCCTTCAGTGATCTCAAAAGGATCAAAAATTTCAGGGTTAATTTCCATAATTTCCCACCAGTATTTTACGCCTACTCCAAATACCTCAGACAAACTAGAAAGACTATCTCCAGTTTTCCAAGTGTAATTAATATAGTTAATGTTTTTATTGTTTGGGAAGTTTCTAAAAACAGAAATAATATACTCACCTGTATATTTATCTACAGTTTGAGTTAAAGAACCATCGTAATATCTAGATACTCTTTCTATCATTATGTGCCTGCTTTCGGAGGAGCGTTAGGATCTGGTTGAGCTGCTATATACTTTGTAGTTAAACCCTTATAGCTAATCTTTTCTCCGTAAATATTTGCCTTATTGAAAAGAGCAGGGTAGCGTTGGAAGTTAATATCTACTATACTAAGCATAGGGACCATATTTAAATCAAACATTATATGGTTTACAGAAAAACCGGATACAGATCCAAAAAACCTTAGGTTTTCACTTAAGGCTAACCAACAAGGAACTCCAGTAGTATATCCAAAATCTGAAGTGACACCGTCGTAGTTTAATAAACTAGATTGTGTTAAAGGATCTCCGTTTACTACACGATAAAGATATTCAATATCATACTCAGTACCTCGGTTTAAAATACCTTGAATTTCTGAAGCCGCTAGTTCTCGTCCATACACACTAGTTTGATTAATTTTAGGGTTTGTCATACGTAAATACTTTAAGTCTGGAATTCTATTTAAGTAGAGTTGAATAGTAACGTTTTGATTTCCAGCTAATAATACAGCAGGATCTTTTGATCCTAATGTCCAGTCTACAGAGTTACTAGCTGTAGTGCTATATGAAAAACTTTGAGGGTTATACGTAAACCTAAATCCCCAACGATGGCTTTTAGTATACGTTCCAACACTATCTTTTAACTTATCTGGGTTTGTATTTAATGCTTTAGCACCATCAACAGTTTGAATAATATACCCACGTCGATTTTGTTTAAATCCATTTTTAATATCTTCGCTATCAGCAAACGCAGCTAATGGTTGAATAAACGTATCGCTATTTGAATAGTTAACTTCTTCTCCAAAAGACTTAGAAGACCTAGCATCTCTATGTACTGGAGGGTTCCAAAGAAGTGATCCAGATTTTAAATTTTCAGTAGTATCTGTAACAGTTGGTTCAGGATTATATGCGCTGCCGCAACCAGCACTTGATTTAGCGCGGGTCATTGCAGAAGTTATTTTCTTTTCCCAAGCAATTTTTTTTGCTTTAGTAGAAAGATCTCCGGTACCGCCTGGTTTTGGACTTCCAGTTGAATGACAATCCTCACCGTTTAATTGACAAGTCCATAATTCATTGTAACCGCCAGACCCAAAATACAATCTAAAATTCCATAATTTTGGTGTAGAACACTCATCATATTCATAGTCACTCATTAAAGTAATAGTGCCTGAAGATGTAGCACCTTTACTTTGAAGAGTAATGCCTGTTTTTGCTTTAACAGCCGCCGTAATAGTTGATAATGGAAAAGTTGGGTTTGTTTGAACTGTTGACCAAGTAATGCTAGGTTGTGCGTTGTCAGGTGTTCTCCAGTTTATATTTGTAATTTTAGAAAGATTAGGGCTAGCTGTACTCTTCCATTGAATATTAATAGTTGGTTGCGCGTATACTTGACCATTTGTAACGCCGCCTTTACGACCAACACTAAAATAATAATTGCCCCCTGCACTAGGAACTACTTTTCCCTTATTAATAAAAGCGTCTTGTGCCGAGGAAGCACCTGTAGAATAATCAATATTAACATCAAAACCTGCAGGGTTAGCCGGCATAGATGGGCTTTCAGCCACTATGCTGCCAGGCAAGGGAGATGTATTTCTCCAAGTAGTAAAGTTAGACTGTGTGGTTTTATAAATATTAATGACGTAGTACACAACAAATTGAGTGTTTGTAAAGAGCTTAGTTTGAGAAATTTGTCCAGTAGTTAATATATACTGTGCGGACATTCCAGGACCTTGGTCTGTTTGATAACGACGAACGTCTGCGTAGTAATAATCAGCCATTATAAGGACCTTCCAATTGCATCAAGAACGTTACTTTCTGTAAGTTTCTTACCAATTAATTTAACTAAATGATCTGCTTCTTTTACGCTACTCTGAGCAATATTTACTTTCATCTGTAAGTTAATAACTACAGATTTAGCATGACCCGAGGAACTTGCTGTGCCAACATTCATCCCCGAACCGCCACCGCCACCACGGTCTTCATTAAAGCTTGCAGATGAAAAAGTAGTGCTTAAACTAGGGCTTGAAGCATAGGTTAATTTTTTACCTTTAGCGTGGGTTTTAGAAGTAGACTTTGCATTAGTCATCCAGTTAGTAGATAACGTTGGGCCAGCACTAGCGGGGGCGCTTCCATTAACTGGGGCTGCAGGAGAGTTACTTAAATATGGAACAGGGTCTACTGCTACACCCTTTTCGGTACGAAATTCAAAGTGAAGGTGTGGACCGGTAGAGTTACCCGAACCAGGGGCTCCCTTTTTACCACCAGAAAGACCAATTACTTGCCCGGCTTTTATCTTTTGATTTCTAGAAACAGCAATTTGTGACATATGACCATAACGAGATTTAGTACCATCATCATGTTCTAATTCAACCCAGTTGCCATAACCTTTCATATCATTACCAATAACACCAACAGTACTATCTGCAACCGCCGTTAAATTAGTACCTATTTCGGTTCCTAAATCTATACCATGGTGATTAGCAGAAATTCCAGGGTTGGTAGAGTTATCTCTTGGACCAAATGGAGAAGTTAGGGTTGTTCCTTTTGGAACAGGGTATACATAGTTTGTTCCAGTTCCTAAGTTACCGTGATCCTCAGGACCACCAGAACCAAAAAATCCTGCAATGCCTCCAACAACAGTTCCAATAACAGCACCAGCAGCAGAAGTAAGAGGAGCAAAAGGACCTCCAGCAAGACCTAACGCAGCACCTGTTGCCGCACCAGCACCTGCTCCAGCAAGCGTACTTCCAATACGAGTTTTTGTTTTAGAAACTCCCATTTTGTTTCCAAGTGCTTTGCCGCCTTTGCCTACACCATAACCTACAGCACCTGCGCCTAGACCGGCTATAGCACCAGCTCCAACAGCTGCTGCACCAGCGCCCAAACTGCCAAGCATTGGTGCAACACCTCCAGCACCTTTAATACCGCCCAATACTGACATTGCAATTCTAAATTGTATAATTGATGTAATAGCTCCAACTAATGCACTACCAAATCCAGCAAGAAGTCCGCCCATATTTCCTGCATTAGGAAGGGTTTGTAAAATTCCTTTTAAGGTCATTAACCCATCATTAACTGGGCCAAGAACATCTGCCATCTTGCTATAAGCATCATTAAGAGATGCAGTAGTACGAAGAGATGCGTCATATCCTCCAACTAAACCTTGTTCAGTAGAGGCAAGCTTTTTATTTTCACTAGAGTTAAATCTAAAATTAGCACGAAGAGGAGAGCTTTCATCTACTCCCATAAGGTTAAGCATTTTATTTGGGTCTTTACTACCCATTGCAGAATTAAAACTTTTATCACTACCTGCACTAGCACGTGCAAGAATACCTGACTGAATCATTTGCATCAGCTGAGGATCGCCATTAGTAATGGTTTGAATAGTAGCGTAACCCTTACTTCCAGGGTTCATTACAAGCGCGGCTTGTTCTTTTGTAATCTTTCTACCCTGATACAAGAAACGATATACATCGTTAATAATTGTATTAGGTGGTTTTAAATTACCACTGCTATCACGAATTTGAACACCGGCACGAAGAAAACTCATGCCGTTCATTCCAGCCATGCTTGAAGCAGCCATCTCATTGCTCATGCCAGACATGGCACTCATGCCGGCAATTTGACCCATAATACTTTTAGAGCTTACGGAACTAGCTGTGTAACCACCTTGATACATTAAGTTCATTGCAGCCATGGTTGGGCCCATAGCACTTGTTGCTCCGCCACCTACTTGACGGTTAGCTTGCAAAATTGCTCGACGTGAAGACATGCCGCTAAGGCCTGCGTAAGTATCTGCACCCATGCGTTGTGTAACTGCGGCCATAGTATTAGGCGCTGCGGACATATAAGTGCTTGCACCAAATGCAGCTAAACCAATACCCATTCCAACTTTTTCAGCACGGGTAAACTCACCAAGACCTAAACGTCCGGCCCCTGGTCTGCCTGATGCAGCTTTTCCTGTAGCAGCTTCGGTTTCTTTAATACCTTTAGACCAGGTATCAACCATTTCGTCTACAAGTTTTTTAGCTTCTTTAAGATACTTAATAAACTCTTTGGGCATACCTTCAAAGGTAGTTTCATTTCCCATAGAAGAAAAAGGCGTGGACTCACCATCAGAAGACGAAACTGAATTATTACCAGTTGTTCCTGTTGCCATTTACATCACCGCCTTACTCTAATTGAGGCCCTGTCTAACCAGTTTATACGCTCTCTCATACTGAGATTACGTATTTCATTTAACGTCCACCCTGGATAAGTTTGGACTAACAAGTCCTGCATATCCATGAGTAGTTCATAATCAATCTCGCTAGCGAAACAATTCCGCTAAAGTTAGCGGAAGCGGTACCTCCGCGCCGCAAGACTGACAAGGTATTTTAATTGCGCTAAGTTGTGGGCCAGGGTTGCGGTTTGTGATTTCCTGCAAAATTTCTCTACGATCTTTAAGACTCAATTTTCTAACCTCATCTAAGGTAATAACTGAGTTATCGTTAATAGACTCAATACAGTTTTTCAGAAGAATTGTATCCAATTCTGCTGAAGTTTTGTTGGTAGCAGTAACAATAGCTTTTTGTGTACTTCCAGTAGGAAGCGATACTACTACTGTTCCAACCTTACATGTTACAGAAAAAACAGGTTCCCCTTCAAGTTTCTTGAGAGGTACGTCTTTAGACAAATCTATTTCAAAAACTTGCTCTAAATTACAGCTAGGGCATTCTCCAGGTCCAAGTTTAATGTCAGATCCAAAGGTAGCTTTTCTAATTGCCAACAGTAGAAGTTCACGGTCACCCGCATAAAGAGCATCTAATGTCTCTTTGTCAGCGGGTTCATCGCCAATCTTTACTGTTGCTCTTTCAAGAATTGTTAGAAGAGCTTTGCCTGGATCATTAATCTTAGAGATTAACTCTTCATCTGTTCCATTCAATTCTCTAATTTCTGCTGTAGAGATTAACCCAAGAATTGGATCGTTTAGTCCACCCAAGAGTTCTACATCTGTATCAGGCGGTGGCGTAGTATTTACCTTAGGGGTATTACTAGCCACCACCGGATCAGATGACTTCATAGCTTTAGCAGCTATTTCATTTGCTAAAGCAGGGTTGTTTGTCGCATT